GATGATTTTATGAAAACACACCAACTTTCTTAGGTTGTAGCCAAAACGAGCCGTTTTTGGCCTATTTCTACGCACATTTCCTCCATATATGTAAATACAACTGACAGCCTTACCATAGGTAAAACATTTATAGGAGATAAAAATGGCAGATACAAACAAATTTGAAGAGATGCTTGAGCATCTTGTAAATAACGACCGTGCTAAAGCGGAAGAGTTATTCCACGAAATTGTAGTGGCAAAATCAAGAGATATTTATGAAAACATCTTAACTGATGATGTCAAGGACGAAGAAGTTGACGAAGCATCAAAAGATGATGACGATGAAACTAATGAAGCAACTGACGAAGAAGTAGATGAGTCAGATGACGAAGAAGTTGACGAAGCATCTAAAGACGATGACGACGAAACTAATGAAAATTTTAACCTAGATGAGTTTGAAGTTGAAGGCGGCGACGACATGGACATGGATATGGACATGGACATGGATGCTGACATGGGCGGAGACGCTGGTGATAAGATGGCAATGGATATGGGTGACGAAGGTGACTCAGATGAGCCAGCAACTAAAGGCGACATTATGGATTTAGAAGCTGAACTTGAAGACCTTAAAGCAGAATTTGAAGATATGCTAGGTGATAAAGACGGCGGCGACGAAGATGACATGGGCGACGAAGATGAAGGCGAAGAAGGCGATGCTGATATGGATGCAGACGCTGAAGAAGAGTCATATAACTTTGAAGCAAATGACGAAGAAGTAGATGAAGCTAGTGACGACAAAGAAGTCGAAGAAGTAGCTAAATCTGCAGGTGAGCAGATGCGTGAATATGTTGAAAAAGTATCAGCTACAATGGGTGACAATGGTGCAAACGCCAAATCAGTCGTAGCAGGTAAAAATGACATGGGCGGCAATGCTTCAAACTTGGTAAAAGGCGGAGAAGCTGACACAAAAGGAACAACAGGCGGATTAGCTGCACCTTCAACTAAAGAAGATTCAGCAGGAAACGTTAACGTACCTGGAGGAAAAGCTGCAAAATCAATGTCTAATAATCCAAAAGGCCATGGCGCAGAGAAAAAAGGCGCAGGCGACACAGCTCCTGATAAAAAGTCTATGATCGGTAGCTAATAAGGAACGATGGATGAAAACTAATCTATTAAGAGAACACCTGACATTCGACCAAGCCCAAATGGTGGTTGAGAATGCCAACGATGGCAAAGACCTTTTTATGAAAGGAATTTGTATACAAGGCGGAGTACGCAATGCTAATCAGCGTGTGTACCCTGTAAATGAAATTGGCAGGGCTGTCAAAACTCTCAATGATCAAGTAAGCGGAGGATATTCAGTTCTCGGAGAAGTTGATCATCCTGAAGGACTTAACATTAACCTGGACAGAGTTAGTCACATGATAACTGAAATGTGGATGGATGGTCCAAATGGTTATGGAAAGATGAAAATTTTACCAACACCGATGGGAAACCTAGTTAGCACAATGATACAATCAGGTGTGAAGCTAGGTGTCTCATCAAGAGGTTCTGGTAACGTTAGTGAAAGCGGAAACGGAGAAGTTTCTGATTTTGAAATAATTACGGTAGACGTTGTTGCACAACCTAGTGCACCTGGCGCATACCCAACACCAATCTACGAGCATCTAATGAATGCACGTGGCGGAATGAAGGCTTACGAATTAGCACAGGCTACGAAACACGACACAAAGGCACAAAAATATCTAAAAGAATCACTGATTAACATAATCAGTCGACTCCAATAAAAGGAGAATAATATGTTGGATGCACTAAAAACACTTTTTGAAAATGACGTAGTTTCCGAAGAAGTGCGCCACGAAATCGAAGAAGCATGGAACCAGAGGATTAAAGAAAATCGTCAAACGGTTACAGCAGAACTTCGCGAAGAGTTCGCTCAAAAGTATGAACATGACAAATCAACAATGGTAGAGGCTATTGACTCTATGGTTACTGAACGTCTTGCTTCAGAAATTGAAGAATTTGCCGATGATCGTAAACAACTTGCAGAAGCAAAAGCAAA